CAAGCATAAAAACTGATGAATGCATTATAGCAAGTGCGGCGGAATGGAATTTATCAAATTATGCAGTTATTCAAGGCTGGAAAAACGATCTGACCTGGACGGTTAACGGAGCTGGTACCATTACAGGATCTAACTTTTGGTACAAGCGTGATGGGGACACTATGCGAGTTAGGGGGTCCTTTACGGTCGGGACTCCAACAGCATCACCATTTTATATCCAGTTGCCTTCTGGTTACACTATAGACACTTCTAAACTTTCTAATTCTTCAAATGCTCAAGGTTTAGGAACTGGTGAAGTAGTAGCTGGTACAAATTCGCTTTACATATCTGGGATAGGTTTAGTTCCTTTCTATGATGGATCAACAAATAACCAAGTTTTCCTTGGATATAGAGCCAGTGCCAATGCGTCAATAGAGAAGCCAAACGGTAGTAGCGTTGTCTCTTCTGGCCAGGGGGTAAGTTTTAATTTTGATATTCCAATCACGGGATGGGGTTCGGAACTTGCTGTTCGACCTGATTTACTCGCGAACTCATGGAGCGGGTATCATGATACTGATTGCTCGTGGACTACTACAAGCTCTACATACGCTGACCCTGCCAACGATGCTTCGTGTACATTTACTCAGAAGACAAATAGTAACTTCGGGACTGTAACAACAGCAGGCGCAAGCACAACTGGAATTGTTTGGACACCTAAGAAAACTGGAAATTATTACGTTTGCACAGATACAACATTCAGGAACACTGTGTCTACAGCGACTCTAGGTGCTCAATTAACAGATGGGTCAACTGTTATTGCAGGACCTAGCTTGCAAAACTCTTCAGCAAATGGAGCAGACCAAGGATTGTCATTTTGCGGAATTTACAACGTAAATTCTCTTTCTTCTGTTACTTTAAAACTTCAATTTAAAATAAACACCGGGACACTTACTGTAAATGGAACAAACGGTACAAGAACAAGTTGGGCTATATTTGCTTTAGACCAAGCAGTTCCAGCTCCGGTCTTAGTAGGAAGCGTGACTGCTAAATATGCAGGCGCAGGCGTTGCCGGTTGGGTAAGTTTTGGAGGCGCAAGCGAGCGCTCCCAATGTACTTCAACTCCATGTACAATTTATGACCAATCTGGAACTACAAGTAACTTTATATCTTCGGTAACTAGAGCCTCTACCGGAAATTACACTATCAATTTTGTTTCTGGAGTTTTTACAAGAGCGCCATATTTGATTTGTTATGATGCTCAAGGGAACAGTAATACGTCGTTCATGACTACAAATGGTTCAGCTCCAACAACTACGGCTTTTGGACTTATCTTTTCAAACTACAACGTCCCAGGAAACAGGGACACTCAAGCAGATTGCTTAATTTTAGGAAGGTAATTTATAATGCGCCTTGTTTTGTTTAGTTCATTGATAGTTAGCTTATCTTTACTCGCTGGATGCGGTCCGACTGGTTACATTATTCATCCTGATCAGAAGGAATGCACGAAGTACGGCAGCGGGTTGATTCACTGCCACAATAAAAATAACGCGGTTGAAGTTATTAATTAGTCAGGTCAAAATATGAATATGGATAGTGAAATGGTTAAGGTTGCGGTTCAGGTTGTTTTGGTCCCAGCAGCTTACAAGATCATAACGCTACTCCAAGACATGAATACAAAGCTTGCGGTGATTATTGAGCGAGTGGATCAACACGAGTCTCGGATCAACCGTTTGGAGGATAAATAAATGGAAAACAAACCAAGTTGGCAGTCTAAAACCGTATGGCTCGCAGTAATTAGCGCACTTGCTCCATTGGTTCCTTCAGTTCATGCATGGATGATTGCAAACCCAGAAACCTATGCTTCAGTTATTTCGGGCCTCTTTTTAGTGCTCCGATTTTTGACCAATGGGAAAATTTCGATTATGTAATCCTTAGGGGTTACATATGATCAAATTAAATACTGTTCTAACGAACTTAGAAGGCAATCCGATTTATTTAAAGAGTCCAGATGGCAAGGAAAGTCCTGCAACCGTCAAGGAACTTATTTGCTCTGTTCTCATTGGCGAATTTAAAGGCGAGACGGTCCAGCAAAAAATGGAGCGATACAGACTCGCGAAGGAATACTACTCGAAAGACGAGATTATTTTAGCCAAAGAAGAGTGTGAGAAAATCTGCGAATACATATTACAATCTTATCCAACACCAGTGGCATGCGCTGCTGTAGAAATCATTGAGGCACAGAATGTCATTTCAAATTGAAGGCAACGAGTTGGTTAAGACTGGACCTAAGAAACAAGGGCACTTTTCTGCGCCCAAAGAGTACGCACTAAAGACTGACTTTGTTGGGTTTTCCGAAGACATGGTCAACAGGCTTGGTGCCCATATGGTAGCTGTTGCTTCTGATATGGTTGAAATGAAGTCAGCGATAGAGGCTATTAGTAAGTTTTCCCAGCAATTTTCTAGTGAAATTCACGCTAAACAACACGATTTTTTTAAAGCAGTATCCGAAAACATGGTTACAGCTTTTGCTGAATTTGTAAAAAAGGTTGAAGATATGAAGACTGAAGTTAAAACACAGATTGAAACGTCTGAAGCTACTTTCGGACAAAAGGTTAAATTCTTAAGTGCGGATGTTGAAGCCCTGAAAGAAGTTTTAGAAAATACTCATGAAATGCATGAGGCCGAAAAGCGATCACAAGAGCTTGCCTTTGCTTCTTTGCAGGCCGCAATCTTTGAAATGAAGCAAGAGCACATTAAGAGCCAGGAAAAGCTTGTAAAATCGATTATTGGCGGCGCTGTGGCCATTGTATTAATTTCAGGACTTTTAGCGAAGTTCATCTAAGTGTCCAGATGGTCAGTTTGCTATAAGAAAGCGATCAGGCCGGACGGTACACTCTTATTTCCTGAGCGGTTGACAGAGGAGTTTTTAGTTGAGGTTCGAAAGTCTCAAGGCTCTTACATCTTCGCCAACCAGTATCAGAATGAGATTTTGCCGGACGGCGAGACCCCTTTTCGTAAGGAGTGGAATAAGTACTATTCTCAGCTTCCAAAGAGGGTTTACACCTTTGCATTCATTGACCCAGCAATTTCCTTGCAAGACTCTGCCGACTATACCGCTTGCGTCGTGATTGACGTTGATCCCGATGGCAATTGGTATGTTAAGCACGCTCGAAGGCAGAGAATCAACCCGACAAAGATAGTTGAAATGTGCTTCGATATTCAGGCGCAGTTCAATTGCATGAGCATCGGCATTGAGGACGTGGCTTACCAGAAAGCCCTTCTTTACATGCTTGATGGCGAGATGCGACGAAGGAATGTGATCTTGCCGGTTACCGGGGTGAAGCCACCGAGCGACAAGTCAAAAGAAATGAAGATTATGGGCCTGGTACCCCGCTTCGAGTGGGGCCGTATTTTACTTGCCCAAGGGCTTCATGACCTCGAACTTGAACTTGCACAATTTCCAAGAGGGTCTCATGATGACCTCATAGATGCTTTATCGTCGCTAGATGTTTTAGTGACTAATCCACCGAAGGAGAACACACACAATGACAGACCAAACCCAAACTCACGAGAATACGAATCCTGGTACATCCGAGACCTCATTAAAAGGAAGCGTGAGGAAGAATCAGAACTCGGGTCAGACTAACTGGGATCGCGCAGAGAAAAACATGGAAACTCAAGACACTTTGACCCGTAAGGTCATGATTGCAAAGAATGCAGGTCATGAGTACGTGGAAACCACTTGGGACGTTGTGAATTTCTTCAACCCAAATGGCCTTGGCGGCGCGAAGTATTTTATCATGAATGGCATCATGGTTTTTCCATATGGAGAATACGAGAAATTCAATCACGAGCAAGGCATTCAGCTTGATCAAGTGATGCACAAAGACGAATCTTACTTTGAAGGACGCACATGATAGCGGTTCTCATTTTGCTTGCCTCGGCGGTGCTTGCACTGTCGGGGCTGCTTATTTACCAGCAACGCTTTTTCATGGGCCAAGTTCAAGAGCTTCTTAATAAGGCCATGAGTCGAAATTACGTTGAATACAGTCAGACAAAGGTTGCAGAACAGCCAAAACCGCCTAGAATAGAAGTACAAGATCAAGCGGACGATCTAAGGGTATTGGATGGCTTCAATGGGTTCTAATTAAATGGGACTACTCGACAAAGTTCTTGGCAAAAGCACAGTAACAAGCGCGGATGATCAACCACATTCAGAAATTGAATTGTGCGGGTTCATCAAGAATAAGGTCGAGGAAATTCGATCCAGTTCTAGCCGTATTTCTCATGAAGGTATTTGGATGACGAACATTGCCTACATCCTAGGCTTTGATTCGGTGTTCTATGATACCTCTTCGAGACAGTTTAAGGCCGTGGGCCGAGCGAACATGTATCTGCGACGAAATCGCGTGCATGTGAATAAGATTCTGCCCACGGTTCAGAACCGCTTGGCGCGTCTTTGTAAGTCACCTCCGAAGTATGATGTGCGCCCGAAGTCCAATGACCCTGAAGACAAGGACGCTGCACGCCTTGCTTTGCAAATCCTTGAGATGATCTGGGATGAGCAGAAGCTAAATCGTAAGCGCATTCCTTTGTACATGTGGGTCCAGCAGTGCGGACATGCGTACATCAAGATTTCTTGGGACGACTGCATGGGTAAGCAGATGGTTGACCCAATGACGGGCCAGATGGATTACGAAGGCGATGTTCGAGCGGACATTGTTTCGCCATTTGAGATTTTTCCTGACCCGCTTGCTAAAGACTTTGATGATTGCCAGTACATTGTTCAGGCGAAAGTGCGAAAGCTTGATTATTTCAAGATGCATTACCCCGAGAAAGGTCACCTCGTAAAAGAGGAGGGCGCTTGGCTTTTATCTGCTCAGTACGAGAATCGAATCAATTCTTTGAACGTGAACGGTCCAAGTCAGTCTGGTGTTCAGCAGCAAATGAAGAATGCCGCAATCGAATTGACTTATTATGAAAAACGGTCGAAGAAGTACCCTAACGGGCGTCAAATCACTGTCGCTAACGGAGTTTTGTTAGATGAAAAAGAGTTACCTTTGGGTGAAATCCCATTTGCAAAGTTTGACGATTGCGTGGTTGCTGGGAAATATTATTCTGAGTCTATTATTACTCACCTGCGTCCTATTCAAGATCAATACAATAGGACAATTTCACAACGTGCAGCATGGGTTAACCGTTTGCTTGCTGGTAAGTATCTGGCTGCCAAGGGTCATGGGCTTGCTGCTGAGGCTCTGAATGATCAAAGCGGCGAAGTAGTAGAATTCAATCCGGTTCCGAATGCGCCCCCTCCGACTGCTTTACAGACTCCGAACATTCCAAGCTATGCCTACGAAGAGGAACGCTCTTTAGATGGAATGCTTTATGACATTTCTGGCATTAACGAAGTGTCTCGTGGTCAATTACCAGCGGCGGGAATTCCTGCCATTGGAATGCAGCTTTTAACGGAGCAGGACGACACTCGAATTGGGATCATGACCGAGCAGCATGAAGAAGCTTGGGCACGGGTTGGGAAACTCATCTTGGTTGCGGTTCAGAAGTACATGCAATTCCCAAGGTTACTCAAGATTGCGGGCCAAAACAAAGAGTACATGGTTCGAGAATTCAACGGAGAGGACATTGAAGGAAACGATGACGTGATTGTCATTCGCGGTTCCACTTTGCCAGGCTCGAAGATTTTGAAGCGCCAAGAAATCATGAATGCATTCCAGCAAGGATTGCTCGGTGATCCGGCTGCACCAGAGACTCGTGAAAAAGTCTTGAGCATGCTTGAGTTTGGCGATGTATCCGGTATCTGGGAAGATCAATCGCTTGATGACCTTCAAGTTCGACGACAAATCGAAATGATTGAGGCCGAAGAGGTCCCAGAGGTTTACGAGCTTGATAATCATCCTTATTGCTTGATTAAACTCAATCGATACAGGAAATCGGATAAATTCCAGAGACTCTCACCAGTTTCGCAAAAGATTCTTTACGATACTATTAACGCGCATATCAATCAGGCTGCTAAGATTTTAGATCCTACTGCTGACCCTGATTTACAGATGCAGATGCAAAATGTTGGGGCTGCTCAACGTGATTTGGATATGGCTGCTCAAACTTTGCAAGAGGGGCCAGCTTCGATGGCCTTGAGTAACAAGCTTGCTGGTGCTCAAATTAAACAGGAAACAGAACAACAATAAGGGGACGACATGGACAAGTTGAAAGATGAGGCATTTAAGGCTGCTTTGATGAAATTGAAAGCGAAGTTCGCAAAAGATCCGCAAGATTTAGAGGACTACGCTGAAGAGATGGAAAAAGAGACCATGAGTCCTGAGGCTCATGAAATGGAAGAAAAAGCAGAGTACGACCTTTCAAAAAAAGACTCTGATCTAGCGCCTGAAATCGAGAATGAAGAGGAAGGCGAAGAGATGGCTGACTACAGTGTTTCAGATGAAAACATCCCAGAGATTATTCAATCTGAAGAAATGAAAAAGACCATGAAAAAAGAAGGTCAACCAATGACCGACAAAGAACAAATGATGTTTGCAGAAGCTTTGAAGGCTCAAGGTAGCCCACTTGCTATGCGAGCATCAAAAGAAGCCATGAAAATGGCCAAGATGAAGAAAAAAGCTTAGTTTTAAATCAACAACCACACAGCTGAGGGGCTACATATGGGATTTGCAGGAGTTGACGTTAACGAAGTCGCGAACAAAATGAGTGGGCAGGGCTTAGAGGAGTCTGGAAATCAAGAAAGACCATCTTCTGACCTTGCTCCTGACTCAGAAAGTCTTCAGAATTTAGATAGCAATGAAGAATCTGAAGCTCAGGCACAAGAAAAAGCAGCACAATTGCTTGAATTGGACAAAGTTGAAAAGTTCAAGTTTCAAGGTAAAGAGTGGACCGCTAAAGACCTTGAAAAAGCGATGCTTAGGCAGTCCGACTACACCAAAAAGACACAAGAACTGAGCCAAGAGCGCAAGTTTTTCGACAATTTGGCTTATGACTTAGAAAATGTTCGACAAGACCCAAGTCTTGCGTCAAAATTTAAAGAGATTTATCCAGAAAAGTTTCATGCTTATTTGAAATACATTGGAAGCGATGCCAATACTTCAAAAGGCAACCAGCAGGCGGCTGAGCAGGTCAATCCAAACGATCCGCTGACTCCGTTGAAGCGCGAGCTAGAAGAAATGAAGGCTTACGTTCAGACGCAGAAGCAGAGAGAGATGGAAACCCAATTTCAGACTGCCGTTCAGAAGCACGAAGTCGAGTTGGAAAAGGCTTTTAGCAGCAATGCAAAAAAATACCCTTTAGCTGACGAAGAATCGGTGCTCGCCAGACTTCAAGCCGTAGCAGAAGTGAATGGATCGAAAAACATCACTGCGAAAACGTATGAGATGGTTTTCAAGCAAGTTCATGACCGCAATGAAGCGATGGCCAAGAAATATTACGGCAATATGGTGAATAAACAAAAAACAGCGAACAAGGCAGGTCGCGACATTGGACCAGGTGGGGCAACACCGGGGCATGCACCGCAAGGGGCTAAAACTCTGAAGGAAGCTACCGCCAATCTTTTGGCAGACTTGAATCGTTCGCGATAACCATGGAGGTTATTAAATGAGTAACGTATTTAGTAATATTCAGCAGAACTTAGCGCAGCTGAAAAACTACTACCAAGGACCAATCGTGGATCAGTTCAACGAAGAACTTCCGATCTTGCGAGGCGCTGAGAAAGTAAAACAAGGATGGAGCGGTTACCAAGTCGTTCGTCCTTTGCGAGTACGCCGTAACCAAGGCATTGGAGCAACCAGTGATGGTGGTTCTTTGCCTAATATCGGTCGTCAACAAACTGTGCAGGCGTTGATTTCTGCAAAGTTCAACTATCTTCGTTTCGGTATCACCGGACCGATGATCAAAGCATCACAAAGCGATGTTGGATCTTTCGTTCGTTCGGCTGCTTACGAATTAGAGATGGGATACATCGATTTGAAAAACGATGTGAACAGACAGTTGTCATGGGATGGTGGCGGTGAACTCGCTACTGTTTCGGCTAACGCTGTTTCCTCGACTGTGATCACTGTCACTGGCCGAGAAAGCACTGAAGCTGGAAACAAATTCCTTGATGTTGGAATGGCTGTGGACATCGTAAACGCTGCCGGTACTGCATATGTAGCTCAAGGTATCACGATCAATGCGATCAGTGGTTCTACGACTGCTACTTTGACATTGTCGGCTGCTGTTACTGTTTCGGCTACTGACCAATTGATTCGCGCTGGATCGTTAGGAAACGAAATCCAAGGCTTGCTTTACGCTTTGGATGGCGGGACTTCGACTGTTTATAACGTCGATCGTTCTACTTATCAGCAATACCAAGGGAACGTGCTTAACTTGTCCGCTGCTCAATTGACTTTGGATAAGATGCAACAAGCATGGAACGAAGGTATGCGCCGAGGCGGTACTCCGATCTATTCTGCGATTTACTCTGACTTTGATTCATTGCGCTATTATCAGAAGCTTTTGACTGCTGATAAACGCTATATGAACACGACTAAGGGTGACGGCGGATTTGCACAAAAAGACAAGTTCTATTTGGACTTTAACGGTCTTCCGATCGTTCCAGATAAAGATTGTCCTACACGCATGTTCATTCTGCCTACCGACGCACTGAAAATGTACGTCTTGGCTGAAATGGAATTCGCTGATGAAACTGGATCGATGTACATCGCTCAAGCTGACAACGACGCATTAGAAGTCCGCGTTCGTTATTTCGCTAACTTGTTTAACGAAAAACCAGCAGCTTGCGCAGTACTCCGAAACTACATTAGTCCGTAAGGTGATTTATGGTTGGCGAGCGAGAAAGAGTATTAACCAAGCACTTAAAAGCGCATGACTCGAAGCTTTACGCAAAACGCGAGGAATATGGAGCAATCCATGTTTACCGTGAAACCGTAGGCTTTGACGTGTGTGATTGGGAAGGTGGAAAACTACTCATTTCTCGCTTGCAACCTCACTTTGTCTTTGCACTTACCGACAATTGGACTGTGACCGGAAAGCCTATTGAATGGGGAATTGAGCCAGTGATGGCTCGGGTAAAAGAGATGGATCTCTGGAATCAAAATACCCTTGAAAAGATTCTGGCTCACAACCAAGCGATTGATGAGAGTAATGACAGGTCGAGGATGACAAACCATGAAGCATTCGCGGCTGATATTCGTAGTCAGTTCAAGAAAGCGTTTTCAGATGTGAACGTCAGTAGTTTAGAAAAAACAGATAATAGAAGGAAGGTAGAAAATGGGTATTGTTAACCGTTCGCTCGATGTTTCCGAGCAACAAAAAGAACATGTGGTGTCTTTCCAGGCCGTTGTGACTGGATCGACTTTGGCTGTATTCTGCGCTCCATATCCTTGCGAAGTTGAGAAAATCGAACTCGTAGGAATTGGATTGTCAGGCGCTCCGAATATCTCTGCTGCAAAGCAAGTATTCGTTGCTGGTGCAGGTGCTACCGTTTACGGCGGCGTCGGCGCAAGCTTGGTTCTGACTGCACTTGGAGTTTCCGGTGCAATCGGAATGAGTGTAGCTGCGACTGGTTCGACACTTGCGCAATTGAACACTGGGGATGTTTTGATCCTCAATACCGCTGCGGCTAACACTGCTTGCGGCCAATTGCATGTCACTGCGGTGATCAAGCGTCTGCAAGACATTGTCTCTTATTACTAAGGGATAGTGTGTGTAGCACCTCGGGCCGGGGGGTGGGCGTTGTCCACTCCTCGGTTTGAACTTTCACAAAAAAGGGGATAAAAAGGGTCATGGCAAGAAATTATTATTTTCGTTTCGGTGATTCAGACAGCGCAACATTCACAGGCCTATCCCCTACGTTCTTACGCTTTGTCGGTCCCACTGGTACGATCGCAAATCCCCCCGGAATTACCGAAATTTCCTCAACTGGAATTTATTCCTTTTCTTACGGCGCGACATTCAACATCGCTTACGTTATTGACGCATTCACGACTTCGGTTGGCGCGTCTTTCCGATATATTTTTGGCACCATGAATCCTGAAGACACCGCTCAAGAGCGCATTGGTTATTCGGGTGACTCGATTGGTTCTACTGCTGCCGATCCAAGCACCATTTACGGACTTGCAAAGCGTTTGCAGGAAATCTTGGAAGGTCAGCAAGTTTACACAAAGAGCACAGGCGTTCTTCTTTTGGAGTCTCGCGGCGCTACTGTCCTTCGTTCATTAACGATTGCAGACAATACGACTCAGACGACTAGAACTTGATTTTTTGTCTTGGGTTGGTACGTTCTCTTTCGAGGGCTACAACATGGGACACACTAAGATCGCGCTTTGCGCAATTCTGAAGAACGAAATCGATAATCTTGATCAGTTTTTAAAGTCATTTGAAGGCTGCGTTGATGCGGCTTACTTGACTGACACTGGATCGACCGATGGGACGCTTGAAAAGCTTTTAAAATACGCCGAACACTCGCCTTTTGGCTTTCCAATCCATGTGAGTCACTTTCAATGGATCGACGATTTTTCTGCTGCGAGGAACTTCAATTTTTCCAATGTGCCCTCTGAATTCGAGTACATCATTTGGTCTGACCTTGATGATGTGATGGGAAACCCTGAAGAATTTAAAAAATTCAGGGATTCGGCGATGACCACAGCCGATCTTTGGTTTGCGACTTACCATTACGCCTCTGATCCGACTGGAAAGCCCGTTGTTTCATTCATGCGTGAGCGCGTCGTTAAAAATATCCCAGAGCTTCGGTGGAAGTACTTTGTGCATGAGGCAATCGTGCCGCCTAAGGACTTTCCTGTTAAAGCTCAGTTCATTGGGACTTGGTCGATTGTGCATAAGCGAACCGATGCGGATGCTTTGAAAGACCGAAGCCGAAATATCAATTTGTTTAAAGAGCGGATGCATTCCCTTGATGCGAGGATGTCTTACTATTACGGAAAAGAACTATTCGATTCGAGGAACTTTAAAGAAGCGGCACCGGCCTTGATCAAAGCGTGCGCAATGCCTGACCTTGATCAGCACGACAGAGTCTTGGGCCTTCAATTCGCGGCTTATGCTCTTTTAGAGAATGGCGAAACAGTAAAATGCATAGAGATTTGTATGGAGGGGATCAAGCTCTTTCCTCACCGTGCCGAGTACCATTGCCTGATTGGGGATGCGATCGCTAAAGAAGGCAGGCAGGGCGATGCTTTGCCATTTTACGGGGCTGCCATGAACTGCGTGAATCTTACCCCTCAAGGTGGCGTTGCGCCTATTTTCTCAAATGCTGAATGTTATGGATGGTACCCAAGAATCAAGGCTGCGCACATTTTGTACGGTCTGACTCGTTTTGATGATGCTTTGAAGCTTGCCGAGGAATGCTTGCATAAATATGCGCATAAAGAATGCGAAGAGTTTATCAAGGAATTGCATCGAGCTATTGGGGCAACCAAGCCTGATGAATCTCCTCGTGAAGTCGTGCCTGACATCGTCTTTGCTTGCCCGCCGGTTGGTCCTTATGAGTGGGATGGAGATATCTACAGAGCCAAAGGGGTTGGTGGAAGCGAAACGGCGTGCGTTGAGATGGCCGAAAATATGGCTCGAGAACTTCCAGGCAAGCAGGTCATGGTTTTCAACAATCGCCACGACATCAAAGTGGTCAATCGAGTGATTTATCGCCCGGCAAAGATGGCGCACGAGTACTTTGCCAAGTATCAACCCGAAGTCTGCATAAATTGGCGTCATTCAGCGCGATTAACCAAGGCCCCGACTTACCTTTGGAGTCATGACGTTGTGGTTCCGGGCGCTGAGTCCATGAACTTTGAAAAGTACATTGTTTTGTCACCATGGCAAGCTGGTTACGTTTCCGCGATGCAAAACATCCCAGATGAGAAAATCATGCTTTCCCGAAATGGCGTGGTCTTAGATCGATTTAAGAATCAGGACCATAAACACTCAAAAACCGTGTTCGTTTGGCCTTCTAGCCCTGATCGCGGACTTTCCAGAGCGGTAAAGGTCTTGGACCGGGTCAGACAGATTACCAACATGCCGATTGAGCTTCGAGTGTATTACGGGTTTGAAAACATGGTCAAAGGCGGGATGTTTAAGGAAATCGAAAAGATCAAAGCGGAATGCGGTCGGCCTTGGGTAAAATGGGTGGGCAATTTGCCTCAAAAAGAACTCATAAAGTCATATGAAGAGGCGGGATTCTGGCTTTACCCTACCGACTTTACCGAGACATTCTGTATCACTGCGTTAGAGACCTTGTTTAGCGGCGTATTCCCGATTGTCCGAAATTATGCAGGCGTAGGTGATACCCTGAAGCCTTTTGCATTGAAGGGCCAATCCATGCTGATTGATGCAGATTGCAACACTACTGAAGAAATTGAACTTTGGGCAGAGAACGTGGTCACATGCATCAATAAGTTCGATTTACTTCCGAAAGCCACTGCGTCCGAGGAATACGGATGGAATGCGGTTGCTAAAGAATGGATTGAAGAAATGGGTTTGAAGCCCTAGAATTATAAACAATGGCGAATCCCGTAAACAGCATTGTATCCGGGCCAGCGTTAGTAACGCGAGGCTTTACAGACTACGACACTGTGAGCGGGGTCGGCATAATTTCGGGCGGTCTTTTGTGGGGTGCTGCTGATATTTGGGCACCTGTATTTGACCAGCCAACGACGACATGGACGGCTTACCCGTAGCACTGCACGAGCAACACGCTAAAGGGCCATAACACAATGAGGTGGGAATGGACTTTATCACTTTACAAAATTACGTGGCTTACGGTCTCGATGACTTGGCTTTTGGCTATTTCACTCCTACCCAAGTAAAACTTTGGCTGAACAATGCTCAGAAAGAAGTGCAAAAGCATCTGATTCAATCGGGCGAAAACTGGTATACAAAATCAGTTCAGACTTCCACCGTAGTAAATCAATTTTCTTATGCGCTACCTTCTGATTTTTTGAAATCTACTCGAGTTGAATTGATTACTGGTGGAACTTTTCCTACTCAAGACAAAGTGACTTTGCAGCACATTACGATCATGCAACAAGACTTGATCACCTTTCAATCTGCGCAACCGAATGCTTTTTATTTCCAAAAAAATAACATCATTTTAGTTCCAAATCCGAACGTCGCTCAGACCATGGTTTTGACTTACTCTTACCGAGTGACCGACATGGTGAATGATAATGATTTGCCAGATTGCCCAGAGCAATATCACGAATTTATCGGAATTTTAGCCATTTTAGAGGGTATTTACAAAGATGGTCGCGACCCTCAACCATGGCTAAGAAAGCGCGAATACTATTTAGAACTTATGAACAGAGACGCAGAGGACCGAGACGTTTCAAGTCCTCGAATGGTTGTAATGACTCAAGACCCAGGATTTGGAGCGATGTTCTAAGATGTCTTATCAAAAGGCAAAGTCAGAGCACTATAAGAACTTGGGTGGGATCAATCAAAAGGCCAGTGAGTACATCACCGGGCCAAATGATTTTCTTGATCTAAAGAACTTCGATTTTCAAAAGGTCGGTGCGCTTAGTTCTAGAGATGGATCTACTTTTTCAATAGGACTTTCATTTTCTTACGGGGCTTCTTTTGTGCCCGCTAGAATTGAAGGATTTTACGACGTTCAACCCTCCGATGGTTTAACTTCTTCTGTGATCATTCCTGCATCCGCTGGTGCTCCGGGTTTTTCCGTATCTTCAACATTCAATCTTTTCAGGATGAATGATTCATACGGAGTGACAAACCTAAACACATATTGGGGCATTACATTTCCAGGTAATGTGATCGATCGATATTCAATTACTTCAATTCAAGACGTTGTTTACGGTGCGGAAGGAAACTTCAATCACTTCAAATATACCTTGCGCTGTCCGGTTTACGGTTCTGGATTTAACGAGGTTTACGGAAGATTTGGAGTGCCTTACATAAACCGAAACTTTGTAGGTGCAAGCCTTCAATACATCATTGCTGGATCGGGATCTTTTCTTGGTTATTACAAATACCGTTTTTCTCTTCAGACTTTTTCTGGAAATGAAACAGGATGCATTGGAGCGGCTGCACCGAATCGCCCGACATTCAGCTGGCCTGACTGGTCTTATGAATATGGATTTACTACCGCTATTGGTTCAAGCGTTTACTCTGTCTCAAGTATTGGATTCACCGGATTAAATAACCTGGTTGGAACTACTCAGCTTCAGCATGGCGTTTTTAACATAGTCGTGCATCGAGCAATCGGTGCATCTGGTGCTTTTTACAGAATCGGTCAGACAAGTGCTTTCAATCCAGTTTTCACAGATACAAATCCATCAAACGATGGGTATCCATTGAGCACTGATTATGTTTCGATGTTCAATTTCCCGGTGAAATACTTCGAGCAGTACAACAATTATATGTTTTACAGCTTTGGTGCGACGACCTGGCTTAATTACTCTGGAAACCCAGACTTGCTGTCATTCAGTATTCAGAATGCAAATCAGGTTCTACCGCAAAACGTGTACTGGTCTATTTTAGGTCAACCCGAAGTAATGCGGCCATCGAATTTCATCCAGATTACGAATGATCGTGGCGAGTCTGTGTCTGGTTTAAAATCAGTCGGTCCATACCTTTTGATTTTTACTCCTTCACTGACTCAAGTACTTTCAGGACAGGTTGAAGATTCTTTTACTCTTCGCCTCGGTACTCCTGAATTTGGATGCTTAAACAATCAGGCTGCCGTTGTTTATGACGATACCTGCCTATTCTTGAGCGAAAAGGGTATTGTAAAATTTACAGGGGCAAACTTCGAACTTATTTCTTACAAGGTTCAACCGATCTTTCAAAGAATGAATCTTACCGCTGCTAGAAGAATGGCTTGCGGTGTTCACCATAAGCTTAGAAATCAAGTATGGTTTGCGCTTCCGATTGATGGGGCTGAGTTCAACAATATTATCGTGGTTTACGATTATCTGACCGATGCATGGACAACTTTTGATAATTCAAACCCTTCGGCAAATATTAACGTCAATTCCTTGGCGTACTTTCAGGGGCCTCTTTCTCAAAGAACCGTTTGGGCGGGGGGTTACACAGGAATTGTCAGTCACTTTGGGCCTTCATTTACGAGCGACATTGGGATTGGTTTCACATGCGTTGCAAAGACGAAGTACCACACGCTTTTTGGTGAATCGATCACCCAGCAAGCAAGGCGCTTTTATTTGAATTGCAATCCGATCACTGGATTGACTTTGCCGATTACAATAAACATGAGACCTGACTTCGGATCAACTATTTCGATTACTCGAACTATGTACCAGAATCCTTTTCAATCAAGGATTGATTTTGGAATTCCATGTAAATCGGTTTCATTTGAATTGATCAGGTCTTCGCCTTCGATTGGAATTTCATTCGATGGATATACTTTTGAAGGAAGGTTTCAAAGAAACGTATGAAGATCACGCAACTTTTTGATCTTTCAAGACTTACTCCTCAAGACTTCATCCAGAAGATTTCGCAGCTTCTTATTCAAGTCATTCAGGTTGTGAATGGGAAGCTTGGATTAGACAATGCGGACGGGCAGATTTTAACCGTTTCAACGCCTTCGAGTGGTTCACTTTCTTTGGCCATTGCACACAGTCTTAATCGAATTCCTACCTATTTTGTTGTGATCGATAAAGATGCCACATGTGACGTTTGGCGGGCAAATGTGGCGTGGACTACTAACCAAGTTTATTTAACTTTTTCGGCAAACTCGGTAAATTTAAAAATATTTGTTTTCTAGGGGGATGGTATGGGGTTTTTTGATGATCCAATTGGCAGTATAGGAAACGCGGTTTCGGGTGCGGCAAAAATTGCACCATCTGTAGTTGCGGGAAGCATCTTAGGACCTCTCGGCTTATTAATACCAGGAAAAGAACAGCAAGGTCCCGCGTATCAAGGTACTGGTGGTCCTGGTGCTGCCTCATACCTTAGACCTGTCGCCGACAAGCAATATGAAGAGGCTCAAAAGTTTAGGGCAAACCTCCCTAGTTACATAAAGAATCAGCAAGAAATGGCTCGTGATGAGGAAATGCAAGGGCTTCAAAGCAACATTGAAGATGTTCGACAAGACGCTCAAAAGCGTGGCCTTTTATATTCTGGACTCAGAGAACGAGGCGAGGCCGGTGCAGCGGGTGCCGCTTCTAAAAAAATAGCCCAAAGATTTAATGAGGCCGATGTTGCGGCAAGAGAAAAAGCAAGCAAACTTGAGTCTCTTTCTGCTGACTCATTAGCTTCTTTGCAACAATTAGAACAAGCGCAAAACGATTTGGCTTTTCAGGCTGCAATGGCAAGATTTCAAGATAAAATTGGCGCATTTTCTAGCTTGTCTCAAGGTGTTGGAAGTGTTGCCGGTACTGCGATTTCATTGGGCGGTTAAAGAGGTTATTTATGGAAATTAATTCAGATTATTTTAGTTTGCCTGGTCTTATTGGATCAAAGGTAGCAGAAGAAACCCCGTACGCTCAAAATGCCAAGTACGATCCAAGATATTTTGAAATGCTTGGAAAGATGAAAGAGCAGGGTACACAAGATCCAATGAAAAACGTGTCAGAAAGAAATGCGGCACTTGAAAGAGCATCCGCTATTCCTACTGGTGGCGGCGGATTACTTGGTCCGGGGCCTTCATTCAGCATGGCGGTTGGACAAAGGGCAAAAGACCTTTACGGCGCTGACCTTGCTCGAATTAAGAGACGAAACGAACTTGATGCGCCGTTAATGCAGGCTCAACAACAAGAGATGACTAAGAGAAACGCTCTTACTTATGCAGACTCAGAAATTGATGCTCGAAGAAGATATCTTGACTCAGAGATTACTCAAAGACGCGCTCGAAGTGCTGTTATAAGTGGAATACTTGGCGGCGTTGGCTCTATTGTTGGGGCCGCTGTGGGTGCTGGTGCCGGTGGGACAACCGGTGGAATGATGGGCGCTCAAGCTGGTAGCTCATTTGGAAGGGGTGCGGGCGGGGGAAATCCTAACGGAATTCGCGACCAAAACCTTTCACAGCAGTCTAGCAATTTAAGCAATCGCAGAAGTTTAAATGATTATAGGGAGTATGCATAATGGCGCTCGATTACGGATTATTGCAAGGAATTGGCGAAGGACTTACAAAAGGTGTTGAGGCTTATCAACGCGGTTCAGAGCTTTCTATGAAGAAGCGCGAGCAAGAGAATCTAGCAAAGTTTAGAGAGCTTCAGGAAAAACGTAAAAGACTAATGGATCAGGCAAAAATGGCAGAAGCTGGATTCGAGGAAGATCCAGAAACTGGTGGAGTTCGTCGTACCGCTCAAGCTGAAGAGGAAAAGAAGCAAGATAGAGAGGCAAAACTTCGAGAGCGTCAATTAAAGCAATACAGCGATATTGCAAAGATTCAAGGCGAGTATGGATTCAAACCAAAGTTTTCACCAGACGGTCAAATTATTGGATACACAGAGCCAGAGGGTGGCGCATTTCTTTCTAGACGACAATTAGACACGATGGTCAAGCAGAATCAAATTTTGCGTGATCAGCAAATGTTAGAAGATCGGAAAGCTAATGCCGCTCGTGAAAACATTAAGATTCAAAGTGATCTTGCCGGAAAAGGATTGGTTCCAATTTACGGACAAGGTGGGGTCGTATCTGGAATTGAACCAAAAAGCATTGAAGAAGCTAGAAAGCGCAAGCAATTAGAAGCTGAAGCTAATGCCGCTGCAAAAAAACAAATGGCCTATAATGCCGGATTAACCGCTCAGGAAAAGGGTTTAAGTATTCAGCAAAAGCGAGCGCAATTGCCATATGAAACTTTGCCTCAAGAAAAACAAGAAATTGTAAAAGACGTGGCAAAGTCTATTGCAAATAGACAAAAGGCTAGATCAGGTTTGGATGCAATTAAGAGAGTCGTTGCGGATGAATCAATCCCATATGACCAAAGACTACAGACCGCCATGGCAAGCTTAAAGCAGCTTAACTCCGAAGTCGGTAATGATGCGGTTGCCGCTGAAGAGGCGTCAAGGCTTTCCAGTCTTTTAGATTTTCACTTGTTGAATTTGACCAAGCCAGGTCCAGTTTTTGGAAGAGCTGACCTAAAAGAATTTGCGGATCAATTGGGAATTTCGGACGCAAGAATCAAAGGCGCAATTGAAAATGATCAAAAGGTCATTGATGAGGCATATGGCCGAAAATATGTAAACAGAGGCGAGGCTGCTGGACTTTTAAGAGAGGCCGCAAAATCCGCCAGAGAATCCGAAAAGAAAAGAGGTTTGATTGGCACGACCCCTTTTAACGTTCCAAAAGCAAAGAGCCCTAAAAAAAGCATTAATGAAATGAGCAATGACGAATTGAAAAAATACATTGAGTCTGGGGGTAAGCTCTAATGGATTTATCTAAAATGACTCGAGAGCAGCTTATTGAACGTGCTCGATTGATTGAAAAAGCTCGTGAAATTGAAGCTAAAAACCAAGCAGAAAAATTAGGACAAAATGATCCAACGTTAATCGATAAAGCTGCTGGTTTGGGTTTAGGCGCTCTTTCCGCTGTAGGAACAGCGTTGGATTATCCAGGCGGTGCCCCAACTAGGGCTGCTATTTCTGCTGGATTAAAAGGTGAAAACCCAATAACAGCGGGATTGTCACAATACGGTAAATCACCAAGCGAGGCACCTCGTGGCTCTGACATTGCGGAACAGATTGGAATACCCAAAAATAAAAGTTTTTCAGATTATCTGCCTTTTTATTCTGATCAACCCAGTGAGAGGGGCTTAATTTCAAAAGCGGTAATGCCATTTAGTTCGATGGCTTTTTCAAGGCCTCAAAAGGGTGGTTTATTAGACCCTACTTTGGCTGGCGCGGCTGGTGCTGCAATTGATATTGGAGCGGACCCTTTGACATATACCGGCGTTGTTCCGGCTGCAAAAGCTTTGGGACGTGGTGCGCGTTATGCTGGTGAACTTGCTTTAGATATTCCATATGGAATTGGTAAGGGTGTTTTATCCGGCACAGCAAAAGGTGTCGACTTATTGACAGGCACAAAGGTCGGTGAAAGAACTTTTGAAGGATTAAAAGCAGGAAAAGAAAAAGCTGTAGAAGCTGCTCAAGTCGGTGCTGCTGCTGCAAAAGGCGCGATTGAAGGGGGCTTAGATTTTCTTAGTTCTGATAAGGGTAAAATTAATCCAGAGTGGTCAAAATACGAAGGGATTGCAAAAAAGAATGGCATCGACCCGGCACTTTTGTCAGAAGACGTCAAATATGGCAAGGGCTCAAGAATCGCTCGTGAATCACGCGTTCTTAGAGAGGGACCGGAAGGCGAGGCAGAGTTTGCGAGACATGAGGCGGGAAAACAGGCGATTAGTGATGCAATCGATAACCGAATCAATAGTATTGCTGGTGTTCAAGCTCCTAATGAGGTTCAAGCCGGTCAAATAATTCAGCAATCCCTAGGAAAACAAGCCGAAGACATGTTCAATGCGGCTGATATTACCTACAAAAAAGTTTTAAAATATGCTCCCGGTGTCCAAGTAAATAGAACAGCACGGGAAACTATCGATTCCTTAACTGGTGGAATGCGAAGACGCGCAAAAGCGATGGAAAGACGCCCTGTGGGTTCAGAGGATGCGGCTTACGCAGCACAATTGAATTTACTCGCTGACACATTAGACAAATCCAAAAGCATGAAACAATTTGTAGAAGTAATGCAAAGGGTTGGTAAAAAGGCATATGGACGTCAAGTGCCGGTTTTGGGCGCAGTACCTCATGATATCAAAGAGCTTAGAAATATTTACGGAAAAATGAGGGAAGCCGTAATTGATACGGTAAGGGCTGATATCAATCCAGAGTTTGCCGATGAATTAATTCAAAATAACAAAATAATGTCTGATTTTTTCAAAAAGCAGCAAGTTTTAGAATCTGCATTTGATCCAAATCTTGCACCAGAAAAAGTGTTTTCTTACTTAGTTCAAAAGGGTGACACAAAAACGCTTGAGAATTTAATGGAAATACTTCCAGAGACATCAAAAAAGCAAATCTCTGCTGCATATCTTAGAACTCAAGTGCCATTTGATTCTTTTTCTGACATGGCAAAGTTTAAAACAGCTTTAAACAAGCTTCAGAAGTCTGAACAAACTGCCTCAAGGGTTGTAAATCCAAAAGACCTAAAAGATGTAAAAGACCTTTTAATGCTTGGCGAGCAACATGGCATTCCAGTAATGAGCACCTCTGGTACTGGTGCTTCAAATCAATTCGCCGCATCCATAAAAGAACGAGCGAGTTTAGAGGCTGCAAGAAAAAGGCTTGCTCAAAGTAAAGCAAAAGCGGAGCAGCCTGGATTGATAAAACCAGATATTGAAATGATGGAATACGATCCAAACTTTAAAAGAAAACAAGAACTTTTAAGACGCGGACTATTGCAAGGCGCTAAGGCATTTAGCATTGAAGGAAAATGATATGAACGACCCAAAACTAGAAGCATTGAAAAACAGAATCAGGGCAAAGTTTGGCGATAACATGATGGGCATGAATCCAAACGACATGGAATTGATGGATGAGTTTTCAGAGGAAACACCTGTGGAAGAAAGCCTTGGCGGCGCATCTGGTGAAATTGGCTATGATGTGACCAAGGATGAAAAGGGAAATCGCGCTTATAAGTTCTGGCAAAGGAAAAAAAATGGCTAACGAATTTCAAAGCATCCAGTCTGGATCGCCTGAATTAAAAGATTATTACGATTCTGGTACAAGTCCTCTTCAAGAGGCTTTAAAAAGAAGAAGAAGGAAACTAGCCGAAACAGAGCTAGGGCCTTACAAAGAACAAGACGAGGAGGATTTATCCAATGGCAGTTGAAATGGTAAAAATTGAAGTAATGGTTCCAAAAGAAACTCACGAGCTTAAAGTGGCTTTAGTGAAGGTCGTAACAGCGATTAAAACCGCTTTGGCCGATGGATGGCAACCAGGCGTTGATGTGCCTGTGATTGTTGCCGAGGCACTCGATGCTTTGCCTCCTGCTGTGGCCGGAATGGAAAAGATCCCGACCGAGTTTTCTGAAGAACGAAATGCAGCGTTGAAAGATTTAACGCATCTAGGCTTTGACATTGCGGATATATTCAAGAAATAATTAATTCGACGATGATGACTCTCTGATGACCAAGGGGGCATAGACTTAGGGATGAGTCTGTGCCCTTTTTATTTTGAGGTGCTACAATGATTCTATCGATTATTAAATTCCTAGGCTCGGTTCCCGAGCTACTCGAAGTCGCTAAGAGCATTTTGAAAATGTTTGAGGACATTCAAGACAAGGCAGAGCGTAAAAAGAAGATTCAAGAGTTTGTCGATGCGTGCTTGAAAGCAAAAGCCACAAAAGACAGTTCGGATCTTGAAAGATTATTCCGGGGGCATTCATGAAATACGTTTTAGCTATTTCCCTTTCAATCAATGCTTTGCTGCTGACTTCTAGCTGTGGTCAGAAGGTCGCCAGACCCGATTTTAGCCCACTTATTTACCCTGGTGATAGTTCGACCGCATCTGTGTACCGAGCGCAGTCTGGTGACCGAATATCGTGCTCTAATGAGCGAATCGATGACGGGGCCTGGATGTCATACCGAGATATCGGGTGCCTTTATGACGTTTACATCGACAATTGCAAGGTTTTCAAAGACCCTCAAAGAAAATGCAATGAAATTGACGCGGATGTTGTTAAAGCTGTAATCTTGAGCCAATGAACAATAAAGAGCTTTTGCAAATGCTTATCACCCGGATGCTCTCAACGCCTTACCTGTGGGGCGGCAATAGCCCTTTGCAGGGCTTAGATTGCTCGGGCCTAGTGTGTGAGCTACTCAGATCAATTGGCCTTATTGGACGCGAGGATTTGAGCGCACAGGCTCTTTACGACCGATTCAAAGTTGAGGGTTCGCCCGGTGCCGCATTTGGTGCCTTAGCATTTTTCGGAAAATCTGTTTCAGAAATAACGCACGTTGCCTTTATGATGAATGCAGCAGTTATGCTTGAAGCAGGGGGAGGCGGTAGCCAGACGACGTCTTTGAAAAAGGCGATCGAACAGAATGCATATGTCCGGGTTCGTCCTCTTAAATCGCGAAAAGATTTTATCGCTTCGGTCATTCCTCATGGCATTTGAACCAATTGTCATCCGAAACTATCCTTACCCTCCGTCTGAAAATGCGATGTACGCAACGATTCGAAAGGGGAATAAGACGTGGCGCACCTCAAGCCGTGAACTCATGGAATATAAGAGGCGATGCAACACGTTTTACCTTTTGAACAAAGAGACGATGAAACGTGCGCAAGAAATCATTCGAGAATGGGTAAAACTTGGATACGGAATTGAGTTAGACGCTCTTATTTTCATGGAATACCAAAGATTTTTGACCAAGGAAGGTCAGGATAAAAAGGTGGACGTGTCGAATCGGATCAAGGGACTTCATGACACCCTTTCGGAGCTTTTGAAGGTCGATGACCATAAGATTTACAAGATGAGTGCCGAGAAAATTGTTGCCAAAGAAGAAAGCTTTTGTGACCTAATTATAAGGCCTGTAAAACGCAGGCATCTTGACGAGGTGACAAGAGATGGAATTGAAAGCAGATAGCCGATTTGGCTTAGTGGATTCGTTTACAGTAAAACCATATTTAGAACTTGCGGAAATGCTTTGTGAAGCGGACGAAGTCGAAAGCGCATTGAAAGTGCTCGATCTTTTGCCGGGTGTTCACAGAGACTATATTCCCGAAGAGATTTCAAAATTGAAGGCAGAGATTACTTCGAGAATCTTTACCACGATTGACTACATGGATAATGACGGGGATTGTAATGTTGACCCTGAAAAGGCCGTGTCTCACTGTAATAATATGGTGCGCGGAAAACTCATGGTTGATTCGGTTAAAGCGTACAATGAGCAAGGTAAAACCCCTCATATTGTTGATGTTGGTCCTGGTGATTATTGGTTGCCAATGGGCCTTGCTAAAATGGGGCTTAACTTCACTTATGAACCATTAAAGCTTCATCAAAAAGCCTTTACAATGGCTGCACCCGTTTTTTTGTCTCACTTAGGAAAGTACGGAGAAAAACAGCCTTACATCTTCAGTGCGCTCGAAGTCATTGAGCACATGCTTGATACCAAAGAGCTTCTGATTCAGGCCACAAAATACGGATCGGGACGACCGGATGAAATTCACATTTCGACGCCTTGCTATACCTATGACGGTCGAAAAAAGGATTGGCGAAAAGACAGGTTGCCTCACTTGAGGACTTATACTCCCCGTGAATTAATTCAGACATCATCAAGCTTGTTTCCTGGTTACGACTGGAAGCTTTATATGAGTCAACCGCTTAGCATCGTAGGAAAGAGGTATTAAAAATGGCAAAGGTAATTAGAAACGACGTTAAAGAACTGAAGCTGCTTGATTACAAAATTCTTGAAATCATGCAAGGCAATCTTAAAGACTTGTCCGAAAAGAACTATCAGAAGCTTAGAAAGTCCATTGATGAAAATGGATTTAGCGAGCCTATCGGCGTTTGGTTCAATAATGGAAAGTACTACATTTTGTCGGGCACTCAGAGACGCCGCGCCTTAGAGAAAATGGAAGCGGAAGGTTATGTCATTCCGCAAATTCCATGTGTGGTTGTTCACGCCCAGAATTACAACGAAGCAAAAAAGAAGATTCTTTCAAGTGCGTCTTTATTCGGTCGAATCACCGAAGAAGGTCTTTATGAGTTTTTGCAAGACATGGACACGACCCTTGATGAAGTTCATGGGCTATTTGATTTTGCTGAACTAGATATCGACAATTTTTTGGCGTCTTATTATGGGGATGAGACAGACCAAGAGGCTGCGAGTGATGGGGAAGAAACCGAGGAAGCGGTTGACGTGGAATGCCCACGCTGCAAACTTAAATTCTCGGTTTAATCTTTAGGCCTTAATGCTTTCCGGCGATATTCGTCCTCGTCAAATAAGACCTTGATAGAGTCGTCGGAAAACTTAATTCTACCGGCTGCATCCGCAATTAATTCAATTCTTGCAAGGTCCGGTTGCTTCATTTCTCCCTTTTTAATCTTACCCAAGTACTTTTTGTTGTGACTTAACAGATACTTTCTTAGACATTCATCAATGATTTCCCACATTGGAAGGCCAGTAAACTTTGCAACTGCTTTAAGTTTTGCATAGGTAACGGTTCTTAAAAATGCCTCAACCCTTCGAGTCTTAGTCGTGTGAAGCCACACAATCTCTTCTAGGTTTGTGGTCATGTACTTTTTATCAAGACATGCAAAATTATTTTTATACCGTTCTCGGTACTTAATTGCGGCTACTTGCTTTGATCTTTTTAGGTCTTTTAGGCGCATAGAGATGGTGCCGGGTGGTCGCTATGTCTGTCAGGAGATAAAAACCGATCCCGGCACCTTTGCCAACAACTCATTCGGTGAGAATCGGCAAAACAAGTGTTACGCATTTTCTTTCTTCACTTCAATGTCTTTTTTCACTCCTTTTCCTTCCATTCTCACAACGCCAATTTCAATGGCATTGCAAACTTGGTCGTACTGCTCGGGAGTAAGGTCATTTGTGCTTTCGATATTGAAATGCTTTTTCATGTAAATTTTAACGTCACCTGGATCAGTTTGATGATGCGAAGTTAAAGCAAATAGTCGCTTGATTTGAGGCGCACTAGGACCAGCTTTCTTTGCTTCTTCATAGTTAGGCTTTGGAATTGAAGCGGCTACGGGTTTTGAGGCTACTTGCCTATTTTTAAAGCTTTGAACATTCTCTGGCTCTGCGTCTGCATCATCATCGGCTGAAATTCCGACAAGGGCTGAAAGGCTGTAGCGTTTTCCGTAAGTGATCGCGCCGCCTAACTCCTTTGCATTCATAGTCTGAGGCAGTGGGTAAATGGTCGAAATGAATTGACCCGATGAATGCATGAGAAATGTTCTAAGCCAAAACCCAGTTTCGTTGGTTTCGGTGATGTGAGTAAAAGAAAGACCGTTTTTAGTCATTGGCTCTTTGATGCACTCAATGATTTGAGTCAGGTCTGCATACTCGAAAGCATAGCTATTTCCACCGTTAGTCTTTACGATGACCTCTTTATTTTTGGTAGGTGATTTAAAGTCACCCTGTGCTTTTGAAAGTGCTGCTGCTAGTTCGTTAATTTGTTCTGATTTCATTTTGTATCTCCTGTTTCAATTCCAGCTAAAATCATTTCTCTTAGTTTATTTTCTTGAGCGGCCCTAGCAGCGTCCCTAGCAGCGTCCCTAGCAGCGTCCCTAGCAGCGGCCCTAGCAGCGTCCCAAGCAGCGGCCCTAGCAGCGTCCCTAGCAGCGTCCATAGCAGCGTCCCTAGCAGCGTCCATAGCAGCGTCCCTAGCAGCGTCCCAAGCAGCGGCCCTAGCAGCGTCCCAAGCAGCGGCCCAAGCAGCGTCCCTAGCAGCGGCACCAGCAGCATACAATTCATCACTAGTCGCCGATCCATTTGCAAACTTTTCCGAAATATCTAAAGCATTTAAACTTCTTTGATCGGACATTAAATGTTGAACTTGTCGTGCTGACCAAACTGCAAAAAGACGCATTAGTTTTTCAGATACGAATTCATTACGAAGTATGCACCACAGCCGATCTTCAAATGAAATGTCTTTTCTGTTTAAAATAGACAAAACGGTAAGTTCTTCATCGTCTTTAAAGTATTTTATCGGATCGTAACAGGGTTTAAATGACCTAATTATTTTGTTATTAAATGTTTTCATTTTATTATCCTTTGAATGGGTAAATTCTTAAAGTTTTGCCAGTTACAAGTTTTGCGCCTGGAATTTCCGAAACAGCCATAGTTAAAAGATCGTTTTTGATTCTTTCCTTGTCTGGCTCAATCTTCACTACTTGCATTTTGTACGCCTCGGGAAGTTCGTTCGGATTTTCAATGACAAGCTTTGGAGCTGAGTCTGTAATGGTGAATTTTACATTTTCACCGATCAAGACGCTTTGTCCAGAGTCACGGCATACGGATTTAATGTATCCCTTGATTCTCTCGACGGTATTTTCCAACGTTTTTGCAGCTGTATAATACTCATCCGCTTGCGCCTTAAACGCTTCGGCCCGTGCTTCTAGCTGTTTAAAGATGTGATTGTAAGAATCGACTTTTCGAGGCAATTCTTGTGCGGTTACTAATAATTTTGACTCAAGCTCTGGTGTTAATTCACCGCCTGATTCAATTAAACTTTGTTCAAGTTCATTGGTTTCTTTGACTAATTGAAATAGGTTCATTTTTTTATCTCCTGACAGGGTCCTGATTATCCATTCAGAAAAATAAAATCAAGGTAATTTTTTAGCCAGTTCGTGCAGCACTTCGGACCTAGGCTCTAATAAAAGCGCATCTGAAAACGGGACCAAGCGTCTTTGACAAAATCGTACAGCCCAAGCGAGTGACCGATGGCGTGAATAAATAGAATCAAAAAGGTGAAACCTAAGATCGTCGGAAACACCGGACCCCGGAAATAAGCCCATGAGAATAAGAGCGGGAAAGATAACAGCCCACCCAAAACAGCCAAGTTTACCATAGATTGCCATACGACACTCAAAATAGAGGCTAGGACTCCGATAAACATTCCAACGAAAAAACGAAATAAGTCCCCTAGGCTTGATAGTGTTAACATTGTAAAACCCCATTCTTTTGTTGAGCGCATGAAAAAAGTCCTCGGCGTAAGGCTTTAAACCAAGAAACATAAAACAGTAAATTAATCCTTTGACTTCATCGTGCGAAAAGGTCTGGTCGAGTTTGTCCGGTCGCCTTGCTGGGTAGTCTTTAGCAACCCAAGAATCTTCATAAAACTTAATGGCGTGCCCTTGCAGGTGGGTAAGCTCCTCGGCGGTCAAATCCGGGCAGCATTTAAGCGCATACGCCATGTAGATCCAAGGATTGAGATGAGCCGGGAAAATGGGCAAAGAATAGGTCTCAGACCAAGCGTAAGGGTCGTCTTTAATTGCCTGTAAACTTGTCACGCCTTGCCCCGTTTCTGATCAAGTGAGACGATAAGCTTTTACGCTCAATGTTAAGCATCCGAGCGGTTTCGGCAACATTGTATCCGGTGAGTTTTAAATAGTGATTTATGATAAAATTAGTCAGGTTTTTTACTTCTGTTTCCAGACAAATTGGCAAGCTCTTTTTCACGGCGTAATCTTTTAGCATGATTTTCGCCGTTTCTGTCCCCTTCTTTATTTCTGCAAGACGAGCATTTTTCACCTTTTCTGGACCGCCTACCACAGATTATGCACTTGCACTCAATGGAATTAAACTTGGAAAAAATCTTTTCTTTATGTACTGCCATATTTTTTCCTCATTTCTTTTTTAACGTCCTCAATTCGATTGTAGACGTGAGACGCGCTTACGCCAAGCATGTCGGCGATTTCCTGCTGCTTAAATCCATAAACCAAAGTTAACTTTGTAATCATACCGTCAACGGTTTTTGGAAACTCGATCAGAGACGCTTCCTGGTGTTCTACCTTTACCGCATCATAATCGACTGACCGTTGGGATTCATTTAAATCATCCGATTCTGAATCGACTTCATTTAATATGTGATCGATTCTTTCTGGGCTGTAAAGATTCTTTTTTATGTCAGCAGTCTCTTGGGTAAGCTTGCCTTCCCGAACCCTTCCACCCAAGCGTGTCTGAACCCATTTGGAATACTCCCAATCAACGCGCTCTGGAATATTTAAATTACTTTCAATAAACCTAAGAACAGCCCATGATGCGAACTCTTGCTGGTCCTCAGCTTTGTTACTTTTAAATGACGCCTTCTTCAGGCATAACACTCGGAACCTTTCTGCAGTAATTCCTTTACGTTCTCGATCTCGTAAAGATCGTACTCGGAGGCGTCGCCTGATCTCTTTAACCGCGACAATAGATAAGCCAAACCTTTCTGAAGCTGCTCTATTTCCGTGCTCGTTAGCGTATTCGAAAATAGCCCACCGCTCGGAGTCGTCTCGCTTATATCGGTTGAACTTTCCATCAGCCATTCACCTTCATCTTGACAGGGAATATGAATTTTACCAATAGCCCGAATATTTCAAACCTTAAATAATAGGCTTCGGATAAGGTGATAAACTTATTGTTTTCTTTGTCGTGCCTCGAATGCAGAACGCCTCTATAGGCTTGAAACTCAAACCGTATAGAGAACCCAAACCAAGCTACGTACAGGTGTTTTAGTCTTGCTATCGTAATTATGTGTTCAAACGGTCTACTCGCCACAATTTAGGACCCTCTCTTTGTTTTCAACTTCAATAATGCAGTCATCATTAATAGCAAACTCAGGCTCGCCCTTGCATACGAGCCACAGTCCACCTTCTCGCTTGTCGAGATTGCAATCATCCGAAAGATGCAGGTGCAGGCGTTCCTCCGTAATATCAGGCGGTGGCATTGGCTCGGTGATGGTTGAGCATGCTGTGAGTGTTGCGACTAGTAGTGAAAAGGACAGTTTAAGTGGGGTCATTCGTTTCTACCTATAGAAATTCCTTTAAAAAACATAATTAATCCCAGAACAAAACAAAACAAGCCAAAACAACGAAAAACATATCAGTATCATCCATATTTATTTTGATTTGTCTTATCGTTACTAATCGTTGACACTTGATCAATCATTATGGTGTTTTTACCATTCCATTTAAATGCTGTTGAAAGAGTGTAACTCCCAACTGGAAGTACGGAAGGGTTTAAGCAAATTAAGTTTTCTTTTTCTTGTTTAGTCATTTGTCCCCACCCCGTATCTTACTCAAAGCCTCTCTTGCTAATGACTGTAGTTTAACGATTACTTTCCATCTTGCGTTTGACACTGACCAATCTGTGGGCTTACTAAAACCACGTAGATAAAGCATTTCATCAATTGCAAGCATAGTTCCGAGCTTATTCTCAGTGTATTCCAACTTCTCCCGCAGTTCGCGGATCTCGGATTCAGCGGCAGAGTAGCCAGCAATAAAACCATCATAAAAGCAGTTTGATGGTGAGTGACTCGCACTATGATAAATATCACCGTTAAGCCACTTCTTTAGGTATTCTGCTGCAAGTTCTTCTTTAGTCATTCGCCTATTTCTCTTTTATGTTTTTCAATGAGGTCGCTAAGTCCTGCGGTGTCTCTATTTGCTATTGTCAATTGTCGAACAACCCACTCGAAGCACTCCTTCCAGCCTGCTTTGAAGCTATCACTGCTATAATCATCACCGTAGTACCATGACTCGCTAGCGTGCGTCTCTACTCTCTCATCCAAGGTAATCGGTTTTGATTCGGTCATAATCCTGCAACCTTACGAATAAAAGAAAACAAAACCCACACAGAAAAACAGACTTCAAATAAAAGAATCACTCCATGGAAATGCTTCACTTATTCACTCCTTTGGTTCCAACAAACTGAACACTACGCGATTGTCATCGAGCGGGAAAACGTAACCTATTTTAAACGTAATAGGCTCTGATTCGGTGTAATCTCCTTTTTCATAAGCTGTTTTTTGTTGACCAATCATCATCATTAAAGGATTGGAAATTTGTCTATTGCTTGTAGCTTCAGGGTTCCACTCTCTAAGAGTTACCGTATCTCCTTGTTGAAATCCACGGTCGTTATTCCTTATTTCAAAAGTCTTTGTTCCACGCTTCACATGGTAGAAATATTGAGGCCAAATTTTTAAAAAGTGATGCATAATTACTCCTTTGGTGGGCCACGCACAGAACTGAAATAGCTACTGTACGCGACCCGTTTAAAACAGCCGAATCACGCCCCGTTCGGCAAACACGGTTTGCGGATGATCCGCCATGCGATCATCACTGCGTTAACGCTTCTTTTCCTTTTTCATACGCTGCAAATAGCGACGTGCTCCTGTAACCATAAACAATGTGTATGCGTTTGGAATGCTGCCATTAGACTCTTCAACTACATTGGTTTTTGGAAAAGCCTGCATATAAACTTCAAACAAATCATCCGCGATCAGGTTAGCAATTTGCAAAGCATCGTGAATCTTTGCCTCGGACTTCCCGCCCTCTTGTCTGCACTTTGCACCGATGTAACTGCGAAGGGTTTTGAACTTAAACTTTTTCATTTCTTCTCATCACTTTCTTATTTCAAAAACTAATTTACGCATGTCTTCTAAATGGTATTTTATGGCGTTTAACGACTTGTCTTCGTCTTTTTTTACTCTCCCTGATCTGACTATTGCTTCATAAAATGCGTTCAAAAACTGATCAGCTAATGGGCCTGACATTTTTAAAGTTGGTTCTGAGATTTCTCCTAAGTTAATTGGCTTGAATACCAAATCAATTGGCTGCGCAATATGTCGATTACCTCTGTGGTCTTCTGTGACAAAATGCATTGCAATAGAATTACTCCATGGCATTTCCTCTGTGTATATTGTCAATTTCATTTCTTCACCTCACTCTCTTCCTTCAAAAGCGCAATGAGTTCAGGACTAGGCTTTGTCACTTCCACTAGGTAAGTTACCTTGCCAGTTAAGCCTCGTTCTTTCATGAGTCGCACCATTAGTTCACTCTCACACTCTGAGCACTTTAAAGACTCAACGGTGGGTTGAAAGATGTTGGGTTTCTTTCTGAATGCAAGCTCTGTGGTACCTTTGCATCCCGAGCACTTTATTTTAATTCCGTATTTCATATAATTACCTAATCGTTAACACGTCTTGATTATCTGTGTATTTTTCGACATCGAATTTAAGACTAACAATAATTGTGGACCTGATATTTTCAATAAAATCTGGATTGATAATAATTTTTTCCGAGTTATTCCACAGCTTCAGTTCAAACTTTTTAAAAGCTTTCTTCTTTTGGCGCTTATTCATTATTTAATCTCCAAAAGACTTGTTCTGACATCTGCAAAGGCCTTTAGATACCCCTTTCGGTAATACTCTGAAGGCTTTAAAAGCTGTGTGATTCTTGGTCTTAGAAATAATATTGAAATGATCTTTTTGAACCAATGCTTTTTGAACCACAAATCATCATCAATAAAAGCGCCGTATCCCATTCCGTTACTTCGGTAAGCGCGTTCCACTGCCATATCCATTGCAAGCCTTAGAAACACTTCTTTTCCAGCATCCGAAAGTCTTGGGCACCCGCAGGGTTTTTCAGTGAACTTCACTTCAATCACTTAATGCTCCCGCCCTGGTAAAATCGGTCCTTCATTTCTCTAAGTTCAGTTAAAGCCCTGTCACGCTCTGCCTGGACCTTGAAAAGAAGTTCTCGAAGCGCCTTAATTTCCTCATCCTTTGACGCAAGCCCCTTCTGAGCCCATGAGTCACCATATATTCCCTTGTTTCGATCTACTGGCTGTGTGTGCATTTTCTCCCCCTTATGCATTAAACAATCCCTCTCGTGCCTTCTTTAAATGCGTTTTCGCGCACTTTGAACAAACTTGGCTAGTTTGGCAGTTAGACCGAGTCAACATGCGCTTAAATGGCTCTTTGCAAGCAATACAGGTAATCGTAGGCCTGCAGTCTGCGCAGTCACCGTGCCGCGAGAACCGATCAACCTTGGATTCACCGCAAGTCATGCAAGGCACCTTATTAAATTGACGCTTAGGCTTCTTGATTTCTTGAACTTGCATTTCGCTGTTCCTCAAGCCATTCGCAATGAGACTCAACCCTTTGCATCACCTTGGTTAAAACATCTGCGCATGATTTATGATCTGGAAACTTGAGCACCATTGACTCAAGCTCGTCATAAATGCTTGCTTCCTCGTAAAGCTCCCTGAAGGCCTCACGCAATTGATCATCGGTCCAATATTCTTTTTGATTCATGATTTATCTCCTGAGTTTTTAAACAGCAGGGAGTTACTCACAGCTTAAATTCTTTGATGTTGAATTTAGTGATTCATATCTCCTGACGAGGACTCAAGTATCCCAGCCAGATGAAAATTCAATATGTAATCTTTACATAGTAATCACTGGCGCGTTTTCTTCAGAAAACCGACAGTTCCGGGGAAAGGGGTGGAAGACCCCTGATCAGGAAAGCTTTCTATAGAACCCCGTGTCAGTTAAAAGATGTAGTTAGCCCATTACCTGAAACCAAATTAATCAACTAATCAAGTGCGGGAAATGTATTTAGACTCATTTCCCAGCCAGAATCGGCTTCCTGTCCTAAAAAATAGGCTCTGGGTTCGTGCTTGCCACTTACCCTCGATTAGTTAATGATCGGCGGCCTTGATTTTGAAACTATTACCGGCGACCACGATTTTTACTATGTAATTTGGGGAAAATGTGATTTATCCTTGGATTACATAGTTTGTATTTCAAAACTGATTAAGCCCGTTCTGATCTAAAAAGTCAAAGCGGGCTTTTTCTTTTTTAAAACTCTACCAAGCGGCGCAAAGCACTGCGATTGCCACAAAAGCAAGCGAGAATGCAAAGAATCCAGGGATAAAGTAACAAGCAGCTAAATAAATAATTAATGGCATTATTGTCTCCTGACTTGGTGCTGTATATAATCTGCAACACGTTAAGTCAATGGCTTTTTTTCCTATGTTCTTGCATAAATTTTAACAGCGCGTAATAATTATGGATTGAGAAAAATCACAGAGGTGTGACGCTTATGAAAAGAACAATTAGTGACGAGGAGCGCGATTACCAAACGAGGAAATCTTCGCGCTTAGAAGACAGGTACAATCAGAAGCCTAGAGACTTATGGAGCGACGTGGAAAAACTCTGTAGGGTCGGTGCAACATTTCAGGAAATTTCCGCTTTCACAGGGATTTCGAGAACGGGTTTAGAGAATGCCTCACAAGCTGCTTGGGGTAAGACCTTCACCGCTTTCATGAAGGAAAAGGCCTGCCTTGGAGTTTTAGAGCTTCGGACATCCGCTCATAAAAAAGCTTTAGGTGGAAACACTGCCATGCATATCTTCATGCTTAAAAACCGTGGTGGAATGGCTGATAAAATCGACATCGAGGGTGAGGGTGCAAAGAACTTGAACGACACGACAAACAAGCTGAATGCGCTGATCACTGAACTCGTTGAAATGAAGTCTCAAGACTAATGGCCAGGCGTTCAGTAATTGACGCCCAAAGGGTTAAGGACAAGATTAAAGGCCTTCCAGTTGATCAGGCGATTGAAGTTTGCCGTCTGGCTTTACGCGATCAGTACTTGAAAAGCCTTTACCAGTTCTCAACTCGCCTATTGGGCTACAAAGACATCACAAAGGCGACCCATGGGGATATGATCCGCTGCCTTGAGGCCAATACGCCCCGGAAGCTTATAATCATGCCCAGAGGAACGTTTAAGAGCACAGTCTCATCGATTTGCTACCCAACGTGGCTTTTAATGAAAGACCCGGATAAGCGGATTCTGATTGATTCTGAGCTATATAAGAACTCGACCACGTATTTGTCGTCCATCAAGGCTCACTTCGAGGATGAGCGGTTCAAATACCTGTTCGGTGAGTCTCGGAATGAGCGCCTTTGGAATGAAGGCCAAATCATCATCAACCAGCGAAAAAAGGTTTTAAAAGAGGCTTCAATTACTTGCGGCGGTATTGGTACCGTCAAGGTCGGTCAGCATTACGACGTGATCATAGGCGATGACTATAATTCACCTAGAAATTCTGGCACGCCCGAAGCTGCAATGAAGGTCTTGAATCACTACAAGTACAATCAATCCATCCTCGAACCAGATGGCACTTACATCATCGTCATGACGCGTTACTCTGGGAATGACATTTGTGGCGAAGTTTTACGGACTCAAATCGACATTCAGGACGTGGACGCAGACGAAGAATCTTGGGAATACATCGCCCAAATCGTTTCGGCTGAGACTGGTAAAACTTTTGCTAGAGGACTTATTGGACAATAGACTTGATTGGGGTGTAAAATTTACCTACCTTAACTCACAGAAGGAAAAATTTACATGAGTGGATACAACACAGGGATTTATGGCTTTACCTCCATGCAGATGGTTATTGCGCCCACGGTTGCTCAAGGGATCACAGTCGGTGCGGGTGCTATCTCAAGCCTGATTAAATGGCAGCAAGGCGGGTCACTGCTCATCGGAGGAGCAGGCCTTACCAATTCGACTGGCTATCTCATGGGCACGACTGAAGCGATTTCTGTCGATGCTCGCGGCACGTATTACCTGCTTGCTGTAGGTGCCACAGTCACCGTGAACATCTTAACTGGCATCTCTGAAGGCGTCTAAAAATGGCGTTAATGTATTCAAACCTCGGGAATGAGCCGACTATCATCGGTATCAATCCCTCATCGGGCCAGAGTTTCTCAGTTTCAAACTCTCAAACTCTAAACTTTGTCGCTTCCGGTGGGATTACAATCACCGGGACCTCTGCAACCAGGACTCTGACGTTTGCAGTCGATGGCACAGGTTTGAATCACTCGCTTTTATCGAATCTAAGCGCCGACGATCACACTCAGTACGCTTTACTTGCAGGGCGATCAGGCGGCCAAACGCTTTATGGTTCTCAAACAGCAAGCCAGGATTTAACGCTCGACTCGACCTCAAACGGCACTAAAGGGAAGATTAACGCAAACTCCCGAGTGTATATGTCACGGTCTTCGACCTCTTCAATCGCTTTTGACACATTAGTCTCAGGCGATTCGGTAAGTCGATTTGTGGCCACAGCGGATGGTGGTTTAAATTGGGGGCCAGGGAATGCGGCGCTTGATGTTGATTTTGGAAGGATTTCAGTTGGTCTATTGGGTACCGCTGGTGCTTTGTACTCTGGAACTTACATGGAGGCTTCTAGTTACCTTAGATCCCATGGGTTTGAGCGATTTGACAGACTCGACGTTGCTTCTGCTGCTACTATTAACGCTCTTGCTAATACAAACTCGAACGTAAAAATCACTGGTTCGACTGCAACGACTCTGAACGGTATTGCGGCGGGCGTCGATGGGCAAAGAATTGTAATTTACAACGGATCAAGCGCATCGATTACGGTTTCAAATGAATCGGTCTCTGCATCTGCTTCTGACCGATTTGCTTTAGAGGGTGGGAACAACGTCACGATAGCTTCAGGCGGTTCTTTCCCATTCCAATACGACTCTGCTCAATCCCGTTGGGTGCCAGCCGGCGGTGGCGGTGGTGGTGGCGCAAGCACTGTTACTTCGATCGGCACAATTGATTCGCAAACTAAGTCTGCAAACGGCGGGGTAATTGCTTCAAATGCGCTTGTATTTCAGACGGCTGACACGACTTACCCCGGCCTTGTTTCCACAGGCACGCAAAGCTTTGTAGGTACCAAGACTTTTACAGGTGACATAGTTTTCAACCAAACCGTAACCTTTGTTTCAAATGCAAGCGGAATTAGCGGAACCAATGCAAATTTAAATTCCCACGTTGCAAGCTTTATTCGTCTTACTAATTCTGGCTTGGTTAGCCTTGCCTCAATTAATAGCTCTGGAATTATCGACGGTCACTTTATTGCGTTTCACAACAATACCGGTAACCCGATCACAATTGTAAATGAATATGCAGGCGCTACCGCTGCTGATCGAATTTCCACTGGATTCGGTGAGGATGTAGTCATACCAGTTGATGGGAGCTTCTTAGCTTTTTACGAAGGCGCGTCGACTCAGCGATGGAAAATTTCTACAACTATTCAAGCATTGGTCGGAACGATTGATTCAAAGACCAAGTCTGCAAACGGTTTAGTGATTACTGGAAACACCTGGTACATGCAAGGCGCTGATGCGACATTCCCAGGCCTTGTAAATACAGGCGGTCAGACATTCGCGGGCATCAAGACTTTTCAGCAGGTGCCTGTATTTGCTGGGTTCACCACAGCAGGCGTTGTCCACAACAGCGCAGGCGGAACACTAACGACGAGTTTAATTGTAAATGCGGACGTTGGCTCAACCGCTGCGATCGCGGTCAATAAGCTTGCCTTCATGAAGTATAAAACGACCTTTACGGGAGCAACCATCACCTCGGGCGGTACTTTTTACGCTTTCCAAACGCATTACTACAATGGAACTACTTTGCGATCATTTAACGCGACAGGATTCGGCACGCTTTCAAGTGGTTGGGTAGATGGTCAGGAAGTAATCTTTATTGGATCGAGCGACGACAATTATCTTTTGTTTTCGAACACAGACGCGACAAACGGATATTTAACACGAGGCGATTTTTATCTTGGTTTCGGGAAAGTAATAACCTTCGAGTACGAGTCAAATCTTGCTCGGATGGTTGAAAAATACAGGAGCACATAATGCGTAAGTTAATTGCTACACTTTTGCTTGCATTCGCACCGAGCGCGTTTGCACAGTCAACCACGACTTTACAGGCAACAAATACCGATGGATTTACCTCTGCACAAAGCCTTGTCAAAAACTCTGGCTTTGAAGGCGGATCAAGAAACTGGACTGCGTCCGGTGGAACTTACACGACCACGACATCAAGCCCGCTGCGTGGTTCGAGGTCAGCGACATGGGATTCAAACGCTGCGTCACAGACTTTAACTTCGGATGCGGTCACTATTCCTGAAGGACTAAAGGGTCAGAATGGCGTTGTCAGCTGCATGATACAGACTGCAAGCGGAACCGCGACTCACACGCTTACGGTTTATGATGGAAGCGCGAACATTATAAATCCTGTCACAATAACGAGTTCTGCGACTGGTGGTCCTAGAACTACTTTAAATTTTGTTTTTCCAAGCTCTGGCACAATCGCCGCACGCTTGACTTCGGTTGCTTCAGATGAGCCAAGCATAAAAACTGATGAATGCATTATAGCAAGTGCGGCGGAATGGAATTTATCAAATTATGCAGTTATTCAAGGATGGAAAAATGATTTAACATTTACAGTTAATGGAGCTGG